GACATTACTAACAATCTCCCTCACATTAGAGATAGCCTCAGCAAGCCCCTCATTCGTATTGAATGTAACCATCTGCTGATTAACTACATCCCCTTGAGACCAATTATTACGTAAAGTGATTGTAGAGTTACCATTTCCATCTGGACTTGTACCAGAGACAGCCTCAGTAGGGTTATCAGCCCCACCAAGGAACACCGCTGTGCCAGAGAACACCCTACTACAGTCTACATTGCCTGAGATATTGACTACCTTAGACCCATCTGTTATGCTTGCATTTGAAGCAACTAAAAATTGTACTGGATTTACAGCCATTATTATTTCCTAAATTTGTTATTTATGGTAGTTACCATAGAGACAGTGCATAAGTTCATGCCCTAGTGTAAGAGTAAATTCGTCATCCACTCTGACAGATTTTGGTTTGTAAAGTTTTATATCACACACATCCCCTGACAAATGAGCTTGTCCTTGTAAACCCTCTGCGGGAATACGAACATTATCATTTAGTGCTTCGTAAGAGTCATATGTAGTAACTGTCACTTTAAGTTCTTTGTCAGTGAAGTCGAAGTCTTCTTTTATTTTAGGGTCTGGATTACCGCACCCTGTCAAGAGTGCTACTGATAACAATGACACCCCCAATAGTTTTTTAATCATAATAAGTCTCTTATGCTATTTTGTTTTCGAAGGTTTTCATAGAACAAGTGTTATCTATATTAGAGTAAGTACCACTAGGTGAGCCTGTCCAAGACACTTGCACACTATAGTTACGATCACCTGTAGAAGTTATATCATCTATATAGTTGAACACTTGACTGTAGTTGTACACCGTCTTCCCTACAAAAAATATGCCTCTTACAGGGACGCCCCTACTTAGTAGTGTGGTAGTACCTCTTTTCACTGTTACACTTACGTCCAATACATTAACCTCTGTGTTACCACCTACTTCGAAATATATATTAGCACTAGGGCTTAACTCTACAGGGAAGCCAGCAGAGTTGTGAGTGACACTTGCTGACATGTTATTGCCAGTCGTACCACCTGTGTCATACTTACTTTCAATAATCTGCCCTTGAAAGAAGTCACCTTTAATAAACCCTGTACCATTCTTCTTAACCCAGAATATACCATTAGCGTCTGTCTTACTCCCAGTACCTGACCATATCATGTATGTACCATCGTCAAGTTCTGTTCTATAACCAGAGGATGCTGTTCTAAGCAAACCCCCTGTAACAGTAGTACCTGATATAGAGCCACCTGTGATAGTGTTACCATTAATATTAGTACCTGTAATAGTCGTCCCTGATATAGTACCCCCTGTAATGGTATTACCTGATATAGTGTTACTACTTAGAGTAGTGCCTTGTATATTACCAGAGGTGATTGTACCAAACGTACCACTAGCACCTGTAAGAGTCCCCTTAAACACAGAGTTATCCTCTATAACAAGGTTCTGTGCATAAGCTGTTCCATCAGAGAGTAACCCAAACACCATATTCGCTGTAGAGACCTCACCTGTACCATACCACAAGGGAAATTCTGCTGTAACTGTATTACCCTGCTCATCCAAGTAATCCCCCCCTACAACAACACGAGGTATGTTAGTAGCACCAGACGTTCTTAGAAGAGACCCTGTGATAATTTTACCATCTATAGCCGTAGCACTTAACTCATTCGCTGTGATAGACCCTGCTAGTATCTCCCTAGAGGTTAAGCTGTCTGCTAATATATTACTCCCTGTGATAGTGTTACCTGCTATCAAGTCCCCTGTGATAGTATCAAAGGCTAATTTCTCCCCTATGATAGCACGAGCCTTAATAGCGTCTGTCTCTATAGCGTCTGCTTGTATAAGACCAGCATCAATACTGTTGGCCTTAATCTTATCACCAGTGATAGTGTTACCAAGGATATTACCACCTACAATTGTGTTAGCAGCTATTTGGTTAGAAGTGATAGTATTAGAAACAATCCTATCTGCATTAACACTATTAACAACAATCTTATCACCAGTGATTGTATTACCTTGTATAAGATTACCTGTTATTGTTAAACCTGCAATCTCGTTACCAGTGATTGTGTTAGCCGTAAGTTTGTCTGCGTTGATAGTTCTGGCAGTAATCTTATTACCATTTAATGTATTAGTAGTAATCCTATCACCGTCAATACTATTAGCTACCATCTTGTCAGTAGATACACTACCTGCTTTAATCTCACTAGCAGTGACACTATTTGCAGCAAGTTCGCCAGAGGTAATACTATTAGAAACAATCCTGTCAGCACTAATAGTCCCTGCGATAATCTTATTACCGTTAAGAGTGTTAGTAGTGATTCTGTCCCCAGAGATAGAGTTAACTATAAGTTTATCTCCTGAAATTGTATCACCTTGTATTAGAGCACCTGTGATAGATAGAGCTTCAATCTCCCTAGCCGATATACTCTCAGCAACAATCTTAGAAGCGTCTAATGTATTAGTGGCAATTCTGTCACCATTAATCGTGTTAACTGTCATCTTATCTGTAGTAATAGCGCCAGAGACAATCTTAGCAGCAGTAACACTGTTAGCGTCTAGCTCGTCAGCAGTGATAGTTTCAGCAGCTATTTGGTCAGAGGTGATAGTGTTAGCTACAAGTTTGTTACCTAGTATTGTATTACCCTGTATCAACTCCCCTGTGATACTTAGTGCAGCTATCTCTCTAGCAGAAATACTATTGGTTATAAGTTTATCACCTGTGATAGTGTTACCTTGTATCTTCTCACCTGTGATGGCAAAGGCTGCAATCTTACTACCTACAATACTATTCGCTGCTAGTAAGGGGGTGGTTATAGCATCGTCAGAAATAGAGGTAGATTGGATAGGGAATAAACTGTTAACTTGATTAATACCTTTAGCAGCCTTTATCTCTGCTATCGTATTATTAATAAGGGCATTAACATCTTGTACTATGTATATCCCCTCGTTAACTTCCTCTGTAGTGGACTCTAATGTAGCTAAATCCTCTTGAACCCCTTGCAATGTAGAGTTAACATTAGGTATGACAGTGTTATTGAGATTATCTACCTCGTTCTCTGCTGAGTCTAACCTAGTATTAATATTAGGGATAATAGTGTTGTTGAGAGCTTCTATATCGACCTGTGCTGCGTCTAAATCATTCTGTAACCCAGTTAGGTCAAGATTGTCTAAATCGTCTTGTACGGACTGTACAGAGGCTTCTATGGCAGGTAGTGTTGTATCATTCAGGGTTGCTAGATCTACATTAATTTGGTCTAGTTCATTCTGTAGTACTGTTAAGTCTACTGCATTGAGGTTCTGTAACTCGATCTCAGCCTGTTCTAATCTATCCTCTAGGGTAGGTAAGGTTACGTCATTTAATGTCGTCAGAGAGTCATTGAGAGCGTCTAGTGAGGTGTCTAACTCAGGTAAGTCTACCTCATTAAGAGTAGCTAAGTCAGCCTCAACTTGAGCTATTGTAGCATTGACTGCTGGAAGGATATTGTTGTTAAGATTATCCAACTCAGATTGTAATGCAGGGAGCTTCTCGTTATTAACAACATCTAAAGTGTTGTTAACAAGAGTAATCTCTTTAGCAAATTTCTTGTTAGTACGGGCATTGTCTAGGACACTGTTAACTTCAGCAACAATAGTTGTGTAGGGGTTCTCAAAGTCTTCGCCTAATAGCTCTCTAAAACGTAGTTCAATTTCCTTTTGAACTTTCCCAGACAACATCGCTTCCGCTACTTGATCCTCTAAATCTTGCTCAAAAGAAGACTCTATATCAGGGAGTAGTTGGTCTACTATCTGTTGTATAAAGTCTTCACCTTGAGTAGACACAGTATCAAGAATTAACCCTTGAAAGTTACCTAACTTAATCTTATAATCTTGTCCATCCGTAACTCTCTTAACATAGAAGACAAAGTTTTCTTCATCTGTCAAAGTAGCTATTTCAGGAAAGTCTGTAATCTCAAATTGTGCCATTATGTATCCTTAAATATTGAGGGGATTTCCCCCTGAGATGACAGAAGGTGTTAAGAAACCCTTTTCCAAATATAAGTTGAGGTGTACGGTGGTATGTTACTAGAGGCGTTAATCCCACCAGAGGTGGTGTGCGTGTGATTACCGCTAGAAGATGTTGTTTGGCTACCAGAAGAATGTGCTAAACTCTCTAGCTTCTCTGATATTTCAGTTTTACCTGACCCAGTTACTAACTTACCTGTGTCAGATGGTTCTGGGAAACCTCCTGACTCTTGTACACTACCCCAATTCTCATTACTAACCTCGTGAGCATGGTTTCCCGCACTGTTAATAGTGATATTGTTTGTATGCGAGTGAGTTTTGTTACCACCAGTTTTACCAGCAGCATTGAAGTCAGAATCTCCTTCATCCATACCTACAATGAACTTACCTCTTACACGTTCCCATGTACCAAAGCCAAATCGTGTGGCAGGGCTTTGAGAACTATCACTCATGTAGTATGCACCAACATGGTAAATCTGTTGTAATACCGCCCCACCTACATCAGTTAACACTAGGTCATCGATCTGTTGTTGAAGGTCAGCAAACATACTATGGTATTGGTTAAACTGGTAGTTTAAGTATGCCCTTGGAGGAGTCTCCCCTCTTTTAAGACCATCATTTTGAAATTCTGCTTTAGGTTGCACTTTATTAGGTGCGCCTGTTACGGGGTCGTTGACAGAAAAATCTGCCCATTTAATATCATCAGTATTAATCGCCATTGATTATTCCTATTATTTTGTGTATACTTCGCAGGGAACGCCATACTCTGTAACAGACCCATCTAGTTCAGGTAATACTCCTCTCCAAGAATTATCTGAAACCTCAGCAACTAGTCCACCTACTATAATATTGTTTCCGTTGTTATCTACAATCTCATTACCGTTATTGTCTACTAAGATACCTGTAGTCCTTGTTAACTCAGAAGGTATCCATGCATTGTTATCAGGGTCATGATAAATATGTATTTCTCCATGTGAGATCGGAGCAGCTTGTGTGAGAGTGGAAGCTAAGTTAGATGGTATAGTATCACCATTTGTGTAGAGATTCCCTCCTACAGGGTAGTGAGGAAAACTCTTAACTATATCTGCATTAGTGATCAAAGAGAGTATCTCCAATATGTCACTAGGAGTACCCTCAGAGT